TCAAATGTAGTCCTTTCAAGTTCCGATCTATGTTTAATCTCTATGGCTTCAAGTTCGCGTTGTTTATCCAAAGCCATGTTCTCTCTCTGGAGTTGAAGTTGTCTTTCTTTATTTTTACGACTGCGATAATTCAGAAATGCTTCTGCGTATTTTAAGTTTCCGTTATCCAATAGACGATCTATAAGTAAGAAGTCAGGAAGTTCAATACCTTTTACTCCATCCCTGTCAGGCGACATAGCTGCTATTGCTGCCTGTCTTATGATCTCAGTGCGCTCTCCAGTAGGCTTTGCCTCGTATTTGATGTAATAGTTGGCATCCACAACATCTGCACTGACTTTCATTATCTCTACTCCGGCCCTTCCAAGCACGGGGATATATCCTTCATAGGCTTTTTTGCTGTGCTTAATAAGTAACTGCATCCGCAGACATGCGTTCTTAGCCGCCCTCTCCTTTCCCGTGAGATAAGCTGAGTAGATAGGCCTTAATGCGTTATTTGTGGCTGCAACGGCCATCTTTGAACCCCCTACTGATTGTTCTGGGTTTGGTGTTGAGGCATCTGCTATCTGGTTTACTCCGGTAAGTTCACGAATGAAGTTTATATACAGATCAAATATCTTTATGAACTCGTCCAGTTGAGATCCTATGCCTCCCTGAAGTTCCTGCACTGGTCTGTATCCTCCGGGTATATTGACCTGCCCTTTGTGTGTTGTAGCTTTATAAACAAGGTCTCCGGTCTGTTTCCGGACTTTCAGTATCTCCAATGGCTCCATCTTATTGCCACCAAGTTTCATATTCTGCAACGACGTGTATTCAATCGATACTCCCGCGGGAGCTGCCATGGCAAGTGCGTTCTGTAATTTCAGATGCGCAAGTTCTATCTGGTGCAAGGCTGGCTCTGCTGACTGAACAATAGCCTTGTCGGGGTATTTATAGAAATGGTAAGGAAGAATAACATCTTTCCCGTTTTCTCTTAATATATCCTGCTCGTATCCGAAGTCATATACTATCTCTGTGCCAATGATCCATTTGGCCTTGTACTCCATGTGAATCGGATATATCTCTGTCTTTTTCTTGTCGGTATTCTTTACCACTCCCCACTCTTCCCTATACTTCAGGTCTTCTCCATATTGAGTTTTCCTTGTGGTCCAGTATTCGCTATCAATAGATTTCCATACATAATCCAGCACGTCAACCATAAATCCACTCCATCCACATTTGTAGGTGTCCTGAGAAAAGGCAGTTGCTATGTCCGTGTCCGTCAGTTGTGGATTGCCATTAAGTCCATTATTCATCCTTGCAAGCTTCTGTAACTTGTCTGGATCAATAGTCGGGTCCTGTTTAACGATGTTGCTTATGGATTCCTGTATGATCTCTCCTCCCCATTCCAGTTTACGGTGCTCGTAGGAACTGGAGAACTGCCCTATGAACATTGCCGGGTCAACATACCTTAACTTGACTTTGCCGGCATACTGATCAGTATAGTCCCTTACACAGAATGCGTTGAACGTCATAAGGTCACGACGTATCTTCTTGCGTATCTCCGGCCAATCGGATATATAGAAAGTGTAATCCAATCCCTCCTCCATCTCTGTCTCCCGGGAAAGCTTAAACCCTCCAAGTCCGGCATATAATTCCAATTCATCTATTGTCTCCGGCATGAACTCACTCCCACTCTCAATGCCAAGTCCTTTCTCAATAGAACTGATAATGTTGTGGTACTTCATATTGAAGGCCGTCCGAAGTTTCATCTCTTCTTTCTCCTGTGAACTTTTGGGGTCAATGGCCGTAGCCACCACCTGATGTTCTGTCTGCTCCATCATTCCCTCAACAACACGCAGGAACTTAGGCATCACTGAGAATACGTCAAAAGAGATGTTCATAAACCCTTCCATGGATCCGTCTTCTTCACTTTCGTCAAGCAATATCTTCTGGTAACGTGTGATGTCCTGATTGCCGTTTGCCAGGTCACGTAGTTCCTGTATTTCTTTGACTTTGTTGTATGGTATTGCGGTCTGATTTTTAAGCCACAACGATATCATGGCTTGTCCCCACTTCCGCGCCCATTCCGCATCCTTCTTTTTTGGATTAATGTTGTCTTCAGGAAAAGGGAATGATCCGGTGCTATATTCGCTATAATAGGGTAATGACATTTGCGAAATTTTGTATAAAGTTAGAATTTTTATTTCTTTCCGTACTTCCTTTTCTTCACATAAGAGTCCAGTGAGTATTCCTGCTCTGCCATTTCTGCTATGGTGTCGTAGATTCCATGAGTCCCTAATAACGCATAGCCTCCGGCAGTGAAAAGGTCATAGTTAGGCATATCTTCCGGCCCTTCTATATCCCTGCACTCCTCCAATACCTCGATATGCTTCTCTCCATCGGCCTCGTTCTGTATCCATGTCATGTACTCTCCAAAGATGTCCTGTTTGATCTTATCGCTTGTCTGTCCTCCTGGGGTCTTGCCGAACTCGAAAGTCTTCGGATCTACTTTGTATAACAGAAATCCTCCATAACCCCTTGCCTCAAAGTAATCCCACAAAAGAGGTATGTTTATCTCGGGGAACATCTGAACTCCGTAGTATATGCACATCATAAGCATGTCCTCGGCGTATATGTCTTTATCAAATGTTCGGTTAGAATAGGTACATGCAAAGCTCCTTCTCAGAGAGAAATCTCCGTCCCTGACTTTTCCCTTCTTGACTACTGCACCTCCTCCGTTGGACTTACGGTTTTGTTCTGTCTTGTTGAACTTGAATGGGTCGCCTCCTGCTACTCCCCAGTGTGTGTTCCCGGGCATCCACGACTCTTCTTCTTCGCTCCACCATCTGCGGTTTGCCTCATTACGGTTTAATTGATGACTTACAATAAACTTCCCATTAGGATTCTCTATGAATAGAACTTCGCTATCTCTCTTATTGTCTTTCCATGCGAAGTTCCCTCGGACAGTTAATCCCTTGCTGAATGACAGATCATCAATATATGTCTCCAGTTTATGCATATTGAATCCAGAGTCCTTCTGTGCTGTCCTGAAACACTCTGCAAACCGTATCGGGTATAGTCTTATCTCTTCCGATAACCCTTCCTGATCTCCGGCGTCGATATATCCCTTTCTCCGGTTTAATAAGTACTCTCTGGCTCCTATCTTATGCCCTATGAACTCAGCCTGTGCTTTTGTCGGTGTGTCAATGACGCTCATCCCAAACTCATCAATGAAGCCCTGCAATCCATCATCGGCAGGAATGAACAACACTGCAAGCCCGGAAGGTGTCTGTCCGTTAGGTGTGCGTTGGTAGTAATCGCTCATCTTACACTGATGCTTGAATATGCGACCTCCTCCCTTCTCCATCTCTCCCACGGTAGATGTCTTGATGGTAAATCCTATTATCTCCGATCCCATGACAAGGCATTCTTTCACAACAGTATGACGATCCCAGCACGACAATCCTTTTTTCAGTTTCCCTACTTCATCATCGTGATGGAAATATAACTTATCACCGTCGTATGCTGAGGCGTCGGCCATCTCATAGTTAATACCTGATTCCAAGCCAAGCTCCGAGGTAGATAATGATCCTCTCGAGGACAACCTCTTTGCCGGAGGACTAAATGAAAGCTCTGTCTTTGGAGATGTCGATCCTTCATAATTCGGTTTGAAAAAGAATGGAAGTTTTTTCCATGGTGCGACAAGATGTCTCAGGAAGCATTTACGGGCCTGTACGTCATTCATGGACTGTATGCCTCCAAATGCCCCGATGGTACGGCTTATGATCTCATAGTTGATGCATTCAGCCTTATATGTCGCTCCTTCCCTTCTGTGTTTAGGATAGTTGAACCCATAAAATATACGTCTCCCGAACTCTATCCATTCATATTCGCCCTTCTCGTTCTTTACCGCGAAGCCCTTGTCGTTACATCTGGGTGCCTTTGTCTCGTTGAATATCTTCCGTGCAAAAAGAAAAAACCTCCGGTCCCTGTCTCTGTACTTCGGTAGCCCCACATCAATATTCCACCAACTACAATAGAAGTCATGCCATCCATCGATATATGTCGGCACTCCGTTATTAAAGAACCAGTGACCATTAAGTCGCCTCTTCCATGCATCTATGATGAAGTTTATCTCATTATCGTAAATGTCTTTATGATTCTCTATCTCGTCCCATATCTCATCGATAGTATCAAACTTAGATTGTATCTCCCTAAGTCTCTTTGGGACTTTCATGGGATGATACTTCTGCTCCCTGGCTGGCAATCCAAAGCCTTCTATAAGATGATATTCCGGCGGCTCCGGCAGATCGATCTTAATTGGTATAAGGTCTTTATCTCCGGTGTTGACCCAGATAAAACGTTCTGCATTTTCATAATGGGAAAGGATGCTTGGCTCAATCTCCTTCCCATATCGTTTTATCAAGAATAAGGAATTCATAATTGACTAATTGTGCACGAATAAAGGTTTCTCAATATGAACCGCAGCTAACTTTATCTTTCTGCAAAAGGCAGCACATTCAGCAGCATACATGCCATCTGCTTCTATCTGGTTGTGAACAAATCCTACTTTCTTTGCTATGTCATTCCTGACAATGAATGATCCCATGTCAATAGCCCCTACTGCTATCTTAGATGATAACACACTAT